ACTGATTCAGTCGCTTTTCTCGCATCATGCTCTGTACGGACCCTACTACGATCCGAAACCAGCTACCGATACAAGTCTGCTCTGCCTTTTCAGTTGCACAGCCAAGTCCTGTTGATTTACCGATCTTATCTGCCGCCTGATCAAGCAGCTCGCCTCTGTGTGCCAATATCAAGACACGGCTTCCTCCCTTAACACATTCTTCCGCAACTTTTGCGAAGACAATGGTCTTTCCGCATCCAGTCGGCAGCACAAGCAGAGTTTTTTTAATGCCATTTTCCCACTCAGAAAAAATGGCATCTTTTGCTTGCTGTTGATATGGCCTAAGTTCCATTAGAACGATCCTGCCTTATATTCTTTCTTTGCTTTCGGGAGGAACTTCTTCACATGGTTATACTTCTTGGTAGGATCCTTGCGGTCTGCACGCTGTTCAATAATTGCACGCCCTGTGGCTCTCGGAACAATGTTCCAGTTCATCTTCACTTTGCCATTGACTTCTTCTGCCCCAATGGATAAGAAGAACTCAGCAAGCTTCCACTGCATGCGGTCATACAGCAACAGGCTCTCATTCATGAGACACACTCCCTCCGGTGTCTCCACTTTTACTTTCAACTCTGCTCTTGGACACGCTGGTGCTTTATCACTACCCTCAAAACGTCCACGCTCAAAGCTCTCAATCGTGAAATCATATTCTCCTTCCGGGAGGAGCACATAATCCGCTCCTTTATCAACTTCATCATCCCAGCCTAACTCTCTTCCTTTTACTTCATCACTCATTTACATTTACCTCCTATTTATCGAACGGAACTTCATAACTGCTCCGTATTGTCTTGATTACATTTAATACCTGTGGCCACGCTCCAATCAGGCAGCCTTCCACAAACTCCTGTGGCAGATTCTGAAAAGGCGTCCCTCTTGGGAAAAATCCTCTCTGATACACAGCTTCCATAAGTTCCTCCTCCGAAACCAAATTCGGATACATTAAATCTCTCAATGCTTTTGGAATATAATCCGCGATATGGAATACAGAATCTTCAACTTTAGGTTCTTTCTTGGTTTCTTCAATTTTTTCTCCGGTGTCAAAATCAACCTTTTCATCTGTGTCTTTTGCAATATTCATGAAGTCATTATCTTTAGCTGGCTTCTGAATCTCAATCTGCTGTTTTCCTTCTTTTACCGGTTCAGGAGCTACGGTGTTCGTACCTCCGATGATGTCTGCAATTACAGAGTAATCAAACTCACATTCTTCTGGTAATCCGTACCGGTTCTTAGCATCCCAACATGGGTGATGCTGTGTATACATGGTACGTTTTCCACCTTGTCCCTTATGCTTCTTACCGTCTTTCCCCACAGCAATAGAAAATGTTTTGTAATTCGCAAAGAGCAGCATATCTGCCCATTCTTTTACCAATGGGGAAGTCTGGGACTGTGTCTTTTTCCCAAGCTTCAGCTCCCAACGGTCATAAGCTCCAAGTTCATCAGGCTGTTCGAATTTCCGAAGCTGCGCATGTGCTGTCAACACTACATTGATGCCAATCTCAATTAAATCGGACAGCTTATTTAAGAACCGTCCGAACTCTTCTTTGGTGTAGACGTATCCGTTACCATAGCCAAAGTCTTCAATTCCTTTCTTATTGTGAACAGCACAGATATGTTCCACACAAAGCAATTCCGCCCAGTCAACAGTATCGATTACTAATGTTCTACACTCATTTGTATGCGTCTTAATATATTCGATTTCATCAAAGAGCATGTTCCAACTGGTAGGACGTGGCAGTCTTGCCACATCCATATCGTTCGTGCTTCCTTCTGTATCAATAAATACTGCTCCTGGAAACCTTGCTGCAAATGTAGATTTACCAATTCCTTCTGGACCATAAATCACAACTTTTTTCGCTTTCTGAATCTTTCCTTTTGTTATCTCCATTAAAATACACCTGCTTTCCATGTCGGAGCTGTCTGAGGTTCGGGATCCATATTACCGGCTTCTTCACTTTTGACATATCCGTCCTCAATAATGATACTGCATTCATCTCCGGTGCTGACTCTCGTAGCAATCGCCTGAAGTCCTTCCTGTTCCAGCCACTGACCAAACTCATGCAGGGTATCAAGATCCATCTGTTCAAGCTTGTCCAGTAATACAAAACCGCATTTCGGATTCAGCTTCCGGACAATTGCCGTGGATACCTTAAGTCTGTCAGAACCGGACATGTTATCCCACTGCTGTCCTTTGTACACCAGCTCACCGTCTTTTACAGACAGCTCTGGAAGTGGCAGGTCAGCAGTATTTAAAAGATTCGTTTTTTCATCCCGTACTGATTCAATTTTCTTTGTCAGTTCTGTATACTGATCCTGATACGTTCTGGAATCCTCTTCCGCTTTGTCCTTGTCCAGATTGGCTCTGACTTTGCGATTGATTTCTTCGATATTGGCAATACTTTCTTCCAGTTCTGCTGTTGATTCGTCCTGTAATCCCTCCGCTGATGTTAATGCAATCTGCAAATTATTCTGAGCTTCTTTCAGCTCACTTTCTTTTTTCTTAAGCTGTTCTCTCATCGCATAAACTTCTTGATTGAGAAATAATACAGATTGTTTGAAATAATCTACACGCTCACGTTTCTTCTGATTTTCTCCGTTTCTTGCAAGAATTTCCTGCTGCTGTTTAATCAGATCTGATGGAGATATCAAATCCTTTGGTGCTTCCGGATAATATGGTTGTTCTTTTGCATACTTCATTTTCTGATCTGCAGTACGTCCGACATACAATCTCTCATTGTAAAGCTCTTTTTCCTGCTGTTCTAAAGCAGTCAACTGGTCTCCCACACCAATGATCTTTAACAAAGTCTGAGCTTTTTCTTTTCCAGAAGCATCCATGAATTTGGGAAGATCGAGAGCTAACTGCTCCACAAAATCGTTAAGCAACTGCTGACCTCCCTTGTTTCCATTCGGGTCCGTTACCTTTAAACTGCTGTTCTTGCCCTTGCGCTCTACCACTAACCCATTGCTCATCACAATATGTAAGTTTGGCGGTACTACAGAACCATTCCTGGTCGCCTCAGACGGCTTATACCTGTCTCCGCCAAGCGCCCATGCAATGGAATCCAGTACAGAAGTCTTTCCCTGGTTATTATTTCCACCAATGATTGTCAGGCCGTTTTTTGTTGGTTCAATTTTCACAGCCTTAATACGTTTTACATTTTCAATTTCAAGCTTGTTGATTTTAATGCTATTTTCCATATCTCTTCTCCTTTTTTTCAGCATCTTATTCTTCGAATTTCTCAACCTTCATCCCTATCTTCTAAAACACATCCAGTACAGTTGTTACAAGCTTATAAAGAGCAAAATATTCTTGTTTGAATGGTTTTTTCCCATTTAAATGTTTCTCAATTCTAGATGCGATGTCAGCAGAAAAGTTAACAAATTCTACTTCTCTTTCAGGCGATATATCTTCAGGTAACACATCGGCCATTGCAAGACAAATATATGTTCTGATATCCGCCACTGTAATTTCATACTTCTTCTCATCTGCCATTTGACTTATTTCTCCTATTTTCTTATAATGTAATTGACTTATTTTTCTTGAGTGCTCCAGCCTTGCCGGGCTTTTGTGAGCACTCATTTTTATACAATCTGCCCTATCACGTCTCTGATCAGAGCTGTTCCGGAATCCATTGCCACATTAGCAATCTTCTGATTCCCGCTTGCAAACTTCGCATACACCAGCTCTCGGTCTTCCCGGTACTCCAGTCCTACCAGATCAGATAGATTACGAGTCGCCTGAAGAGCAGGTAACAGCAAATCCAGAATCTTCTGCTTATCTTCCATATCCTCACAACCTTCCTATACATATCCGTAAGCCCGTCTCCATTCCTGGTACTCGTCCTCCAGGTCAGCATCCTCAATAACCTCATGGAGCATCTTGAACTTTTCATACTCGATTTGATGTCCAATCTTGTCAAATGGAATGGCTTCACACACCTTGCACTGCTCCGCACTATGCCGGAATAAGATTTCTTTTATTGCTGTATCAGCCATGTGATCACCTCCTGCATTTTCAGAATCTTGATGGAGATTATCACGAACATCATCATTGTCGCGATGTCTCCCAGGATTACCAACACGAATAACGTGTCCACAATCCTCTTCATTGTCCACTTTCTTTTCTTCATACCTAATACCCCACGACCAGCCAATGAAGAAACATAGCCATCGGCATTCCGTTCATCATCAGTCCTACCACTATCCAATCTCTAACTCTCATGGGCTTGTCCTCCTTTCAATCTTCTGTCCACCTCTTCCGGTGGTATTCCTAAATGCGCTGCCAGCTGATACTTATTGATTTCATAAGAATTTTGTGTGTTGCCGGCTTCCTTGGCTGTAACTACAGTTCCAAACGTCCAGATACCTCGCTTGATCCGTTCCCGAACCATTTGAGGTCCACAGCCTATAACTCTGGCTGCTTGACTGGAGTTTAATATATCCTGCATCTACTCACCTCCCACATCACTGATTAGCTCGTCAACTGTACACTCTAAAATATCAGCTACTTTTTTGATATTTTTAACTGTTGGGCTTATTCCATTTCCCCACTTACAAATGCTGCCAGTGGAAACGTTCGCTTCCTCTTCTAACTTATTGATAGAAATGCCTCGCTCTTTTGCGCGCCTGCGGATGTTATCGTAAATCAAAATCTCACCTCCTGTATTATTAGTTCTGAAAAAATCACTAATATATATTGACTATCTTCTGAAAATATCCTATAATTTGAATTACCACAAACAAATAAAACAGCACATTGTCATTCTGATGTTTATTGCGATTTTTTCAGAACTTGTAATTTTATTATACGCGATATATTCAGAATGTCAAGAGATTTTTGCGATTTTTTCAGAAAGGGCCCAAAGTTATGAAAGAACGTATTAAAAGCTTGTGCAAAGAATATGGAATATCAATGAACAAGCTAGAAGAAACTCTTGGATTCGGAAAAGGTTACATCAGCAAATTAGGAAATAGTACCCCTAATACTACAAAAATAAAAAAGATAGCTGATTACTTTAATGTATCCGTAGATTACTTGATGACTGGCAATGAATCAGGTAGTGAAAAATACTATCTGAATAATGAAACCGCTCAGGTAGCGCAAGAAATATTTGAAAATAAAGAACTCAAAGCATTATTTGACGTACAGCGTGATATGGAACCAGATGATTTAAAAGCATTACATAATATGGCGCTTGCGTTAAAAAGAAAGGAACGTGGTGATATTGACGACTGCGGATGTTAATGTCATTGTTATGGACTTCCCAAATAAAAAGGGACATGAAATGGTAGTACCCAATGAAGATGGAAGCTACACTATTTTTATAAATGCTGGACTTAATCGCGAGTCTCAGTTAAAAGCTTATGAACATGCTATGAAGCATATTGAAAATGATGATTTTCAAAAAACCGATGTGCAAGAAATCGAGTACATTGCTCATAAACCACTCCCTGAGCCAGAACCAGCTCAAACATATCTTGATAGAATAAAATATCATCAACGGAACAGACGAAAGATAAAGCGTCAAATGAAACAAGATAAAACACGTGTGGAATTTATTATGGATAACTGTGATCTATTTAAACGTGCAGAGCATCATTATTTATATGGTGATGATTTATAAGATATAACCGCTTCGGCGTTTATATAAAAGTTTACTTAAACTTACTTATTTTCACTCTACTAAAGAAGGAGAAAGATATGGGAATTGGTGATATTTTTAAAACTGGACAATTTAAAAATGAAATTGAAGAACTAAAACAAGAAAATGCACGTTTACAGGGAGAGTTAAATCATGCGCAATCTTTACTCACACCAGAAATGCAAGATGCTCAAAAACTTCACGGACTTATAGACAAGCTCAACTCTCAAAAATCATCTTTGGAAAGCAACATAAAAGATATTGAAGCTGACATTTCGCGCCGTGTATCTAATATTGAGAATCTGGATAACGAGATAAGGAACCGCGAAAAGCAGATTATAGATTTGGACGATGAAATTCTTGTTCAAGAGTTTGGATTGTACCGTCCACATTATAGCTTTGCAAATGCTCTTGACTATAAAGATAAATTGGCTGAAATACGTGCAAAGCAAAAGACTCTTATAAAAAATAAAGATGCTGTAACTGGAAATACAAATTGGCGGGTAAACGATAGCCTCTCTAAAGGACGGAAAATGGTTAATGACACGCAAAAGCTTTTACTTCGGGCATTTAACACCGAATGCGATGATCTTATATCTAACGTAAAATATACTAACTATGATGCATCGTTGAACCGAATTTACAAATCTGCAGAGTCTATTTCGAAGCTTGGAACAATTATGGATATTTCCATAAAAACTGCATATTTGAATTTAAAAGTTGAAGAACTTCGATTAGCATTTGAATATCAGCAAAAGAAACAGGAAGAAAAAGAAGCTCAAAAAGCTGCTCGTGCAGAACTTCGCGAAGCCGCCAGACTTCAAAAAGAAATTGAAGCTCAAAGGAAAAAGATTGAGAAAGAACAAACACACTATCAAACAGCTTATGAACATATACTGAGACAATTGGAACAGTCTCCTGAGGACTCCGCTCTTTTGGCTAAGAAATCTGAACTCGAAAACCAGTTACAGGATATCGATAAAGCAATAAAAGATATTGATTACAGAGAAGCGAACCAAAGAGCTGGATATGTATACGTAATATCCAACATCGGAGCATTTGGTCCAGATATTTACAAGATCGGCATGACAAGACGATTGGATCCACAAGATCGCGTTGATGAACTTGGCGACGCATCTGTGCCATTTAACTTTGATGTACATGCTATGATTTTCTCTGATGATGCGCCAGCGTTGGAAACAGCACTGCATAAAGCTTTTGAGGACAGAAAACTCAATATGGTTAATACGCGTAGAGAATTCTTCCACGTAACTCTTGATGAAATAAAAGATGTTGTAAAGAAAAACTTTGATAAAACAGTAGAATTTATTGATGTTCCGGATGCAGAACAGTATAGAATAAGTTTGAAGATGCAACAAGAAATGTATAAATAAAATAGAAATCGCCACCCCGTTGGCGCAGGGTGGCTCGCATATCCGAAGATATACTATATCTGATTGAACTTCATTGTATCATCTTCGGAGCAGTCTTGCAAGCGGATTATCAGAGAGCAACAAGTATAAC